GGCAGCACCACCCCGGTGATCAGCCAGGTGGCGGCTACGACCACGCAGAACGGCTACATGACCTCGGCACAGGCCACCAAGCTCGACGGCATTGCCGCAGGGGCTTCGGTGACGTCTGTAGGCGTGGACGGTGGCACGACAGGCCTGACCACCACCGGCGGCCCGATCACGTCGTCGGGGACCATTACGCTAGCCGGGACACTGGCTGTGGCCAATGGCGGTACCGGAGCCACCAGCGCCGCCAATGCGCTCACCAACCTCGGAGCCTACCCGGCGAGCAATCCCAGCGGCTACACCAGCAATGCGGGCACGGTGACCAGTGTGGGTGTTTCGGGTGCTGGCCTAGGCGTGACCAACCCAACCACGACCCCGGTCATCTCACAGATTGCTGCATCCAGTGTGTCGGATGGCTACATGAGCAGCACCTATGCCTCGAAGCTCGATGGCATTGCTGCAGGGGCCAGTGTGACGTCCGTGGCTGCCTCTGGAGGAACCACAGGCTTTTCGTTTACCGGAGGGCCTATCACCAGCTCTGGAACGCTGGTGTTGAACGGTCTCCTAAATCCCGACTCCGGTGGCACCGGACACACCGCACCGACGGTGAACGGTCAGTTGCTGATTGGAGATGGCGTGGATGAGCAATGGGACCTTGCCACGCTGACTGCGGGTACCGGAATCAGTATCACCAATGGTGCCGGCTCGATCACCATCGCAGCCACAGGCGCTGGCACCGGCGACGTGGTGGGACCCGGCAGCGCGACGGATGGCGACTTCGTTCTGTTCGATGGTTCCACCGGCAAGCTGATCAAGGGGGCGAGCTACCGCCAGTCCGGCGGTGACTTCATTGGGCCGATTGGAGGCAGCTCGATGATCGACGGGTTTGTCTACATCCCGGCAGCATCCAGCAATCCATCGGGCACGCCGACCAACGTGAGTGGGACCAATGTGCCCATGTTCTTCAACACCAACAGCAACACCCTGCACATTCACAACGGAACAACTTGGAAATCTGTCACGTTGACATAGTCTGAAGGCCCCATGAAACACTCCTTCCCCTGCGTCGAATCAATGCGGCGCGTCAATCTCTCCAACGGTCGAGTGGTGCGCGTCTGGCGCGACCGTACCAAGGAGAACCTGTCGGCCTCCTACGACGACGCGGACATCGTGTCGACCTGCATCGCCAATGCCACCAACGACACGCAGCTCCTGGCCGCACTGGCCAAATTGAAGGGTGTGAATGCAGTCGAGCTGGTCGACGCCAACGGCCAGGGCACCGTGGTCTACACCGCCTGGCCGTGACCTACCGCAACCGGACAAACCGGGCGATAGTGGTCGAAATACTGGCCGATACAGCGGAGCTGCGTTTGGGCGAGCTGCGGTGGCCCGTGGTGGTCTACCGCCGGCTCGACAACGGCACGATCTACGTGCGCTCAAGGGCCGAGTTCGAGGCCAAGTTCTGCCCTGAGTGACCCTCGTTCTACCCCTGCAAACATTGGGTTTTCTTCAAAATCTACAGAAAAATGGTTTTCTCTGTAGACTCATGTCTATCCCTGTGGCAGCTTGACTTCCGTCGGGGCAATCAAGTTTGAAGGAAAAGGGAAACAACATGAGCAACACGGCAAATTTCAACATCCAGAAGGACGACGAGAAGTTCGAGAAATTGGCCCCTTACTTGGCGTCACAGAAGGAAGTCATTGATGGGTGGGGAGTGTTAAACCTTGCTCAGTGCGCTCAGCAGGACGGTGAGCGCGAAAACCCGCCGTGCTGGACCATTGGTTACCTTGAGCAGTATTTCGCCGGCCGCATCGGTGACCCTGGCAGCCGGGAACTTGAACAGGCCTGCAAGGCAATCTGGGACGCAGCTATTTGATTTAGGCCACGGGTGGGGCCAATACCACCCAACCAGGGGCGCGACTGGCCAACGCGCAACACTCTCAAAACCATGACCACCATCTCCAACCTCATCAGCGCCCTGATCATCGTCGAAAGCTCCGGCAACGACATGGCTGTAGGCGACAACGGACGCGCCCTGGGCCCCCTGCAGATCCACCGCGGGGTGGTTCTGGACGTCAACCGGATCACCGGCAGCCATTACCGGCACCAAGACATGACCAACAGGGTGGCGGCCCGGGCTGTGTGCGAGGCTTACTTGAAGCACTACGGCCGCGGAGCCACCACCGAGCAGTTGGCCCGCCGTTGGAATGGGGGTCCTACCGGGGACCGCAAATCTGCCACCGAGGCCTACTGGGCCAAGGTTAAGAAGCAACTGAAATGACCAAACCGAAAACCATCAACGTGACACCCACCACCCACAAGGCCCTGCGCGACTACTGCCTCGCCGCCGGCCTCAAACTGCAAGCCGTGGCCGACAAGGCGATTCAGGCCTGGCTGAGAAAGGCATCGAAGTGAAACGGATCTTAGCCATCGACCCGGGCATGAGCGGCGGCCTGGCCTACCTCGGGCCCTCGGGGGTCATCCTCAACAGTATGCCAACCACCGACCAGGACATCAGCATCCTGGTGAGCGACAGGCTGGCGATCTCGGATGTCTGCTACATCGAGAAGGTCGGAGGCTATGTGGGCGGCAAGGGCGCCCCGGGCAGCTCCATGTTCAACTTCGGCTACAACGTCGGCTTCCTTCACGGCCTGATTGCGGCCTCGAAGACCCGGGTGATCGAGGTGCCGCCGCAGCGCTGGCAGAAGACACTGGGGGTCGGTAACAAGGCTACCCATGGAACCAGGTGGAAGAGCCACCTCAAAGGCATCGCCCAGCAGCGGCAGCCCAAGCTCGTGATCAACCTAAAGACCGCGGACGCCGTGTTGCTCTTAGAGCACGCCATGATCGCGGAGGGCCTCAAGTGATCACCAAGGCAAAGAGACCCACCGAGAAAGTATTTATCGTCAGCAGCGAAACACATCGCAGGCTGAAGGACTACGCAACCAAGAAGGGCTACAAGCTCCAGTTTGTGGCCGATGAGGCAGTCAGTGAATATCTAAAGCGAAAGGAGCAGCAATGACACGCAATGAAACACGAGCCGCTATCCTAATTATGGAGGCGTATTTGGACGGATACGAAATCCAGCGGTGCGGGAAGCATTGGAATCCCAAAGAGTCTTTGAAACCAGATTGGTCCGATACAGATGACCCGTGTTGGGATTTCGATAACTGTGACTACCGCATCAAACCCACCGCAACGCTGCGAGCGTGGACTGCGGATGAGGTGCCGCTGGGGGCGTGGATACGGTACAAAAGAGCGTTGCATGACCGAAGCATCCTCGCATGGACATCAAACCAAGCTGACCGAGATATGTGGCTGGACGAACGCGAACACAGCACCGACGGCGGGAAGAACTGGCTCCCGTGTGGGGTCGTGGAGCAGGCGAAATGAGCCAACCAATCAACGATGGCGGATCGGCGTTTCCGCTGAATGATCCACTGAAATCAAAAGGCATGACTCTACGCGACTACTTCGCGGCGGCAGCATTGCAGGGGATGCTATCAAACAGCAAAAACTACGATTCTTTTGATGGATATTCAGACGCAGCATACGAATACGCCGACGCGATGCTGGAAAGGAGGAAGCCGTGAGCGATACACCGAGGACGGATGAACAGATAAACGGAAAACCAAGCACTCGGTTTGCAATACTCGCTGGAGATTCACTGCGAGATGCTTTGGTTCCATCTGATTTCTCCCGCCAACTAGAACGGGAACTCAACTGGGCAAACCAACGCATCTCCAAACTCAACGACTACGTTGCCGCGCTTGAGACAGCGGGTGACGAGATGGCCAAAGAACTGAGCTACGGATACGACGTTGATCTGTGGCGCAAAGCCAGAGGGGAGGCCAAGCCGTGAAACCCTCAACCGAAACACTGATCGCAGCCATGCGGATATTGTCTCAGGATATTCAATCCGAGGACGGCGCGGCCAACGCGGCAGTCGCTGAAGCAGGGGAGCGACTAGCGGAGCAGCATATGCGCATCGCCCAACTAGAGCAGGAGAACGACGCTCTCCGCGCCGATCTGCTGCTGTGGAATGAGAAGGAGGTGAAGTTGTGAGCCATCTTGTTAACGCCAACAAAAAGGTCGTCAGCAAAACACCGCGCACAGACCGACAGCCGGTTGTCACCGTGGCGTTCCAGCACTTCGTGAAGGCTGGCTTCGCCCGTCAGCTAGAGAGGCAACTGGCTGGAGCGAATAAACGCATCAAAGAACTCGAAGCCAAAGTGGATGAACTCCATGACTTGGAGAAATGGTTGGAGGGACGATGAAACTGCGACCGATCAAATGGGTGCTGTCACCTACCGACGACCACATGCTTTCCATGGAATGCACCGACATTGAGATCGTCGATGAAGGCGGCGGTGAGTACGTCGAGGTCAGTCAATCTGCTGATGGCCATGGTAAAGTCAGCATCAACCCAGAGGAATGGCCGATGATGCGTAAAGCCATCGACGACGCCATCAAGCAATGCAGGGATCTGAAACCATGACCATCGAAGAAATGAGAACCATTGACGGAGTGAAGACATACAAGGAGCTGGAGGAGGCCAAGGAGCGCATCGCACACTTGGAGACAGTCATCCGATCCACACTCGACGCCAACCGGCACCTTGCCGACGGCGACGACTGCACACTGATTCAACTCAAGAAAACCCTACCAGACTACCCATGATCACCAAACTACACGAACTGCCGCCCGACCATCACCTGCGGAACACTGCAATCCAGAACATCGACGTGCGGATCCGATGCCGGCACAGCGGGACCACCCGGGACCCGCGGACCTGGCGCATCAAGAACGACACCTACAACAGGCTGTGCGACACCTGGCAGATTAACTTCGATTTCATCATTCAACCAACAGCATGAGCGAGAACACAGTGGCCAAGAAACTCAAGCAGGGCGACGGCGTCTACTGCATCAGCAAGCAGCAGGCCGGCGCGATCTACAAGGCGGCCCGGGACTACAAGGTTGACGACGTCAGCTACTGGCGGCGCAAGCGGGGAAAGGCCGGCAAGTGATCACCGACCGAGACGTGGCCAAGTGCATGGCCGAGTACGGTGGCGGGTTTGTCAGTCGGCTGGGCAGTGCTGCCCTGGCCGCCGACCCGAGCAATCTGAAGAAACTGCGGGATGCCTTCCCGGACTACTGGGCGAACTACGCCCGGATGGCGCAGCAACTTTCCGAGGTCGAAAAGCAGGCCTCGATTCAACACAACAACAACAACATAAAGTAAGACGTATGATAATCAGTGCAACAGGCGGTAAGAAGGACTTCGCGCCGTGCCCCGAGTTTTCGGGACGGGCGGTGTGCGTGGACGTGACTCCGCTCAAGGAGTACGAGACCGAGTACGGCGTGAAGCAGAAGTTCAAGTTCGCGTTCGAGATCGAACTGCAGGACGACAGCAGGGACCCGGTGCAGCCCTGGGTGGTGTTCACCAAGCCCATGGTGCCGAGCCTGCATGAGAAGGCGGCGCTGACCAAGTTCCTCAAGGACTGGTTCGGCCGGAAGTTGACCGACCAAGAGAACAAGAGTCTGGATCTGGAGAGCCTCATCGGGCGGCCGGCCAGCCTGGTCATCGGGCACGAGCAGAGCGCGGACGGGAGCAAGACCTACGCGAACATCAAGCTCATCATGGCGCACAAGGCAGGCGAGCCGCTGCCAGCGAGCGGGCTGTGGGTGCGGCTGCAGGACCGGCCTGCGAAGGATGGAGCCGAGGGCAAGGCAGCGCCGGCGACGGGCGACTCGAGCTTCCGCAAGACCTCGGGCGGTGGACAGCCTCCGGCGGACGATGCGTCCAAGGTCAAGGTCCATGTCGGGAAGCACAAGGGCATCGAGCTCCGGGAGCTGACCGAGGAGAGCATCACGAGCCTGATCGAGCACTGGCTGCCCAAGGCCCGGGCCGAGGTCAAGCAGAGCGCGGACGACAAGCGCCTGATCAACGGCCTGGTGTGGTACCAGGCCAAGTTCAAGGCTGACGAGGAAGCCCAGGTTAAAGTGGAGCAGGACGACCTACCCTACTGAGCCATGAACCCGACCAAGAAGAAGTACACCAAGGTGGCCCACCTCATCCCCGAGGTCATGCAGTTGAGGGCCGAGGGTAAGAGTATCACACAGATCGGCGAGGTCATGGGCCTGACCAAGCAGCGCATCAGCCAGATCTCGCAGGCGGCCAAGATCAAGGCCGGCATCCAGGCGCAGTGGGGCTGGCCCTTCACCACGCGCACCTTCAATATCCTGGACCGCATGGCGGTGAAGGATAAGAGCGAGGCCCTGAGCCTGTATACGTCCGGGCACCTGCATCCCAATGCCGTCACAGGCTTCGGATGGAAGTCCTACTCCGAGATCTGCGAATGGCTGGCCGTGCCGGTGCTCCTGAAGCGGCCCAAAGAACCCAAGCTGTGCCCGCACTGCGGGAAGCAGATCTGACAACTTTCCCGGCAGCCCGTTGCTGCTGGGGACTCATGGACAAGCGGGGGGTGCGCATCCGCTGACAAACGCACAACTACCAATCCAAACCGTTTTAACATTATGCCAGCAAACCCACGTATTTACTTCGACATCGAGACAGGACCGCTCCCTATTACGGAGCTGGTCATCCCACCGTTTGACCCCGCTGCGGTCAAGCTGGGCAACATCAAGAACCCGGACATCATCGCGGAGAAGATCCAGCGGGCCGAGGAGAACCACGTCAGCGACTACATCAAGCACGCGGCACTGGATGCCCTGAGCGGCCAGGTGCTGGCCATCGGATACCGTGTCGAGCATGAGCAGCCCGCAGTGCTCTGCGCCGATACGGATGGCGAGAAGGCCATGCTGCTGCAGTTCTGGTCGCTGCTCGACAGTTTCGAGCGCAAGCCGCAGTTGATCGGATTCAATACCAAGCCGTTCGACCTGCCGTTCCTATTCAAGCGGTCCTGGAAGCACCGGCTCACCGTGCCCTACTGGATGCGCAACGGTAGGTATTGGACCGACCTGATCGTGGATCTGCGCGAGGTGTGGCAGCTAGGCGACAGCCGGGCGCACGGCAGTCTGGCCGCGATCTCGAGGCACCTCGGGCTGGGCGACAAGGCCGGCAACGGGGCGCACTTCCACGAGCTCTTCAAGACCGACCGCGAGGCTGCCATCGCCTACTGCCTGCGCGACGTGGAACTCACCCAGAAGGTCTCCGACATCCTCATCCCGACCTACTGATATGGAGACTACCACCTGGCCGGCGGAAGCCGAATTCGATCCGACACCGGAGGACCGTTTCATGGTATGGGCCACCACCGGAGGGAACGTGTTCCTGACCGGCCAGGCTGGTACGGGCAAGAGCACGCTGCTCAAGCAATTCTTGGATTCGGGAGCAATGGGCGTGGCGGTGACGGCCCCGACAGGCATTGCCGCGCTGAACGTGGGCGGGACCACCGTGCACAGATGGTGCGGGATGCAGTTGGGGCCGCAGGATGGCGAGGACTTCCTGCAGGCTGCCGAGCGGCTGGAGGAGCAACCTGCGATTCATGGAGCCCGCAAGCGGGTGCGGAGCACCGAGGTGCTGGTGGTCGACGAGATCAGCATGATGGCAGGAAGGCATTTGGACTTCCTGAACTACTGGGTAAAGCGGATCAGAGAAGACAGCAGGCCC